GTGGAACATTTGCTGGTGATAAATTTATCAGTATAATCAATAGAACACGTAGCAACACAACTAAACAATGAGTTTCTTCGAGTCAGAACAAGTACAAGATAACCTTCGGGATATTTTCAGCACCTATAATAACCTAGCAGCAATGACTGCTAACCTATCCTCAATGCCTCCTGATGAAAGGATAAAACACATAGACAAGTGCAGAGTACTTGTAGATAAACAGAAGACATTCTATGGTAGGTTATGCCTTGCTGCTACAGAAGGTGATTCAGATGCAGCAGACATGAAGACTAGAATCAATGCAATGTCTCAAGCATTTGGGTTTAAAGATCTTGCAGCATGTATGGATGCCATGATGGTAACACTTGACAGAGCAGAATCTAAGGAGGGTTTCCGATGACTCTATTACATAAAGGTAAGGTCAAGTCTGTTTATAATGTTCTTGATGATGATGAGCAAGTCGTTATACAATATCATGATAAAGTTACTGCTGGTAATGGTAGGAAGGTAGACTTCCCTGAAGAGAAGGGACAGTTATGCTGTGAGATTTCTGAATGGTTCTTCAAATATTTTCAGGATAAATTTCTTGTTCATTATATTAGTTGCCCATCACCCACTCATATGTTATGTAAAAAATTAAATATGATACCAGTGGAGGTTATCTGTAGAAACATAGCAGCAGGTTCTATTGTTAGAGACACTCCTCTACCAGAAGGAACTGTGTTCGATCCATGTTTAGTAGAGTTTAACTTAAAGAATGATGAGAAGGATGATCCACTACTAACTGATGATAGAGTTAGA